TGTTTTTGCTTTCGCCATGATCTTTTATTAAAGGGGAGGTTGCCCTCCCCCCTATATGTTAAGATTACGCCTGATCGTTTACTACGATGGCATCCAGATCCTGGATTTGAGTACCTACAGGCATCATGAGGCGAACCTCGATGATGTTGCGCCTCATAGAAGCGGCAACCTGTACGCGCTCAACATCAGTACCAAATACCAGGTTGTTTTCAACGGTAGCGATCACCCTTGCAGATGTGCCCATGAAAGAAACCGGTTTGATGATGGCGTTCATGTTATCCATCTTATACACTCCCTCGCTGTTTTTGTCAAAGGTGAATCCGTAACGGGTACGGTAGTCCCTGCGGAACTTATCGAAGGTTGCATAAGAGCAATAGAACATGAATCCTTTCTCCCTCATCCAAATGGGGAGGTTGTCAACCATTTGCTCAAACTTCGCTACGGCTGTAGTGTCAGAGAGCGCACCAGTTGCTACCGGAGTGATGGTTGTGGCTGTGATCAGGTCAGCGATGGTCTTACCCCAACCGTCAGCGATCGCTGCAGCGGTAGTACCAGCGGCACTGCGAGAACCCAGGTACAGGGTGTTGGCAAGGATCTGATCAAGATATGCATCACTTACGTGAGTGATGGCTGCCTCATAGAAAGGCATACCGGGATCATTTGCCAGGTACGTGTTCCTGAACTCTTCAGAATCGAAATCGAAATCCCACTTACCCTGGTATGCAGTCAACACACGGTCAGAGAATTTGGGGCCGGTAGTCAGCGCGTCGGCAGCTGTATACGGGCGAGGGTTACCCACGGCAGAGAGCTTTGTCATTGCCTGGGGAGCATTTACATTGGTGCGAACCTGTACACCTTGGCCGCGAAGGTTCCAGCTCAACAGCTGTTTTGTAAAGATGGACGGGCCACGCTCTACAAACGATGCGGTCAGCGTGCTTAAATCGGGAGTTGCCATTGTTATTCAGTTTTGTTTTTGATGAATAAGGATTACTGGTTTATCAGGGATCGGATTTTCTGCATTTCAGCATCTACGCTGGTCAGGTACTTTGCATTCGGGTCTGCTCCAAATTCATCCTCTTCTTTTTTCGTTCCAGCAGGGGCACCGGTGGCTGCGTTCAAAGCAGCATTTTCAGCTTCCAGTTCAGCAATGCGATCAGCTTGAGTAGCACTGTGTGCAGTCAATTCTGAAATGCTTGCATTGGCTGCATCCAGAGAGGCCTGCATTTGTGCTTGGGCTTCTGTGCTGGTGGTAGCTGTATGCTGTAAATTGGTGACCGTTGTTTCGATAGCATTGAGTTGATCCTCTGATAAGAGGAATCCATTCTCAACTACTTCAAAGGATTCAGCTTGTGCTGAAGCCAATGTGTTTTGGAAAGCGCCTGCGCTCATTTTTTTGTTTTTTGATTTTTGATTATTAAGAACAGAAACCCTCTGTATGATTTCATCAAATGACTTGATGCCATCTATGAGACCCAGTTTCTTTGCTTGAGTAGCGTTGAACATTCCGCCTTTGCTCCATTTATCTTTTGAAGCAGCAGCGGCAGGTCTGTTGGTTTGGACTGTTTCAATGAACGTTTCAGCGATCTCACTGAGATCAGCTTTCATACCGGAATAATCGCCGTTGAGCGCATCGCGGTAGTCTTTATTCTTTTCCTCGGATTGCGGTGCATAGATCTCATGTACAGGAAGCCCTTCTGATTTCAGATAAGCATTCCAATCGTACAGGGTAGCATACACGCCAATTGATCCGAAAGAGTCTGATTTCTTTGTGGCGTAGATCTCATTGGCTGCTGAACCGATCCACATGGCAGCACTGGCCATCAGGCCATCATCTACCATGGCAACCACAGGTTTTGACATATTCTTTACCTGGTCGGCCAGCATGGATGTTCCATCTACCTGACCGCCGGGAGAGTCTACGTTGAGAATTACACCGCTGATGTTTGAAGCCTGGTCTATCTTCCTCAGCATATTTACCTTATCAACAGATCCATAGCTGCACATTCCGCCGTACTTCATTATTGGGCCAACAACATCTACCACGGCAACAGACCCGGTAGGCAAGCTGTCGAGCCTTGTGTAATAACCAACCCTGTAAACGTTTGTGCCCTTAACTGTGGCAATCAGTTGTGGCTTTTTGCCACTCTCCGAACTCTCATCGTCCCGCTCACTCATTCCCGCTTTATAGCTGAATGAAAAGGTTTTATCCTTTAACATTCCAACCACCAATGGCAACTGTGATTCAGCGTAAGCCCTGTCAATTAGCCAGCGCCCTCTGAGAATTGCGGATATCGTGGAATAATTCATTGTACCAAAATTGTTTAAATGAAAAAAACCTTGAAAGGACAGAATTTTAATCCTCTGTGATGTCCAGGTCTCCAGCTGGAATATTTGGTGCAATACCGGTACTCACTGAGATGCTCGGCGTAAGCGCTCCCTTGTACAACAGTTTTCCGGTTCCAGATGCATCCGTACCTACTCCAAAATGGGTGATGGTGTTGGTGCCTGATGAAGCAGGATCAAAAGTGATGGCTGCTGCATTGGTCACCGCGTTTCCTGTAACCGTCCAACCTGCACCAGAACGAGCCACTGCTTTACGGGCATATCCGCCATAGGTAGCTTCTGAGGATGTTTGCGTGCCGGTCTCATCCGGGTTGGCAGTGTGCAGGGATATGTACAGGTTGCCGGCAGTGCTTGCTCCACGCAGGCCTGTGGCATCACCAATCAGGGATGCATTGGTGTTGTTGAAGAGAAGGAGAAGAAGATCATTCTCCCAGGTGTTCGATTTGCTCATCTTTTATCAGTTTAAAGGTTTGTCAAAATGAATTTCTGTGACCTGCCCGTAGGCTTTTTTAGTGGCGATCTCGGCATAAGCCTGGAACTTCCAGGTGCCGTGCTGGTCAATGTCTCCGTTGGCCAGCTGGTATTGCAGTGTATTTCCTGATGCCGTTGCTGTCCAGGATCCTTTCAATCCGTTGGGCTTTGTGTAAAGGATCTTGGTGTTGGTGGCACTGGCCATGGATGTTCCCGTGTCCAGTGTCAGTAATATGTTCGATTGACCAGCGTAGTAGCTCATTGTATAATGGATGATGTGGTGATCGTTGTGATGATGGTAGAATCTTCCGCTGCACTCAGGTTGATGGGTGCGCTGATCATCAGGTTCAGCGCTATGGGTGAGCCTGCTGAAAGGTTGCTTTCTATAGGGCTTGACAGGCTGATGGTGACCAGGGAAATTTCTTGAGTATTAGCAGCTGCCTCGGCAGTAGATGTGCCAGCAGCGGATCCCGCTGCGTTGATAGATACAACTATAGAGGCATTGGCTTCTGATGTACCGGCAGATGCACCTGCAACATTTGCAGTGGCATTGATCTGTGCCGATGCTTCAGCTGTTCCCGTGATGCTTGCCGATGTATTGGCAAACACCTGGACATTGGCCGATGCTGTAGATAAACCTGCTGCACTACCTGATGCATCTGTTGTGTTGGTGCCGATGGTGATATCTGCTGTAGATGATCCCGCTGCGTTACCGGAAACATTGGCCTGTGCCGTAAGATTGGCGGCAGCTGTTGCGGCTCCCGTTGCCAATCCTGATATATTGACTACAGCGCCAATATTGGCAGCAGCTGTTGATGTTCCATCTGCAGTTGCTGCTGTGTTGGCTTTGGCATTCGCCAGGGCTTCTGCTGTAGATATACCGGCAGCAGATCCTGATAAATTTGCCGATGCTGTTGAACTGGCTGCAGCCGTTGATGTTCCTTCTGCAGTACCAGCGCTGTTGATGGATGCAACAACCAATCCATCTGCCGTTGATGTACCGGCAGCAGATCCTTGCATGGCAGCGAGTGCTTCAAAGAATCCAATGGAGGTAGATGTACCATCTGCTGTGCCCGATATGTTGGCCGATGCTGTAACATTGGCGGCAGCTGTTGATGTAGCGGTAGCGGTTCCTGAAAAAATAGCATCAGCTGTAGCCGCTGCATCAGCGGTTGATGTACCACCGGCAGAACCGGCAGCAGATGCCAGGGCAATGATCAATGCGGCAGCTGTGGATGTACCATCAGAAGTACCTGCACTGTTTGACTCTGTTGGAGCCGACTCATAAAAAGATATGATGGTGGTAAGGCCTAAGTCACCGCCAAGCGTTGCCTGGTTCTGAGAAACGTTGCCTGTTGCACCACTGGCACTATAGAGGTAATATGCAAACGTGGCTGATTGGTCAGTACCTGCTGTATTTCGATACTGTGCAGAGAGGTTTGTTTTAGACCAGCCGGTGCCGCTTAAACTTGCCCATGTATTATCATCGGCAGTGAACCATCCCGCCAGTGCCACACCAGAGCTTTGCCCGTTGGTCACGCCTGTTCTTGAAACCGTGAAGGGTGTAGCGGGTGCAGTGAAAGTTGCCGATGCTTCTGCCTGGTCTACCGTCCAGCTGTATGTTGTGCCGGTGGGCCTGAATACGTGCATGATGGCCGACGTACACGTACCGGCAGAGAAATCAAAGCGCGGGTTTGCACCCCATGTTCCATTGTACCTGCACCAAAAACCCTGCACTGCAATGTTGGTGTTTGTTCTGCGCGTGAGTGTGTTCCAAGTTTGGCCACCGGTTACACCAACAGAAAAAGTGGCGGTGCCACGTTGATGAAGATAGACCACCACCAGGTCACCGGTAGTCATGGATGCTGGTGGCGTAATAGTGATCTGCGTGGTGGCATTGGTTGCCGCCGCGCCGTCCACCGGTACGCCTACACTGCCGAAATGAGTAACAGCCACAATGCAAACTATTCAGCCATAAGCGGCAATGAAAGGACAAAAAAGGCCCGATGTAGAAACACCAGGCCACCAAAACCAACTGCATGAAAAGGGGTAAAAGGGTGCTGCCCCTGGTATACCGTTGCTATCTCAGGTATATCGTTGCCGTAGCGGTACGGATCAGTTTATTCGTTGCACTGTCTCTGTATTCTGTTTTAATGATGGCTTTGATGGTGCGCTTGCATTCCTCAATAGGTGGCGGTGTGATGCTCTGCACCTCTGCCCATGTCATGGCTTCACTGGCTGTGATGGTTTGGCCGGTGGTACTGTCGGGGAGCCATCTGTCATATCTCAGTTTGTAGATCTTGGCCGGGCCGGGGAGGGTGTAGCTCGCTGATCCGGATGCTTTCCAGATCTTGTACAGGTTTTCTTTCTTCGTCACCCATACGCCGGTATCTCCGCCATTCTTTACCAGCTCACTGAACCAGGGTGCGTTGCGCTCGATGTACAGCTCATTAGATGTGGCGTAGGCAACAGGTTTGGGGATCACCAAATGCCAGGCACTCGTATCCCTGAACATGGCCATGGAATTGAAAGGCGGGGTATTATCCTGCCAAAAAGAATAATAGTACATCTTTTCCAGGAACCTCACCGATTGAGCCACTGCTTTCAGCCTCAGTGTATAGTTGGCCTGTGTGATTTGATCCGGTACATCATACGGACTCTCAGGATCTGTGGCATACCCAAACTCTGTCCAGCGTACCGGCTTCCCGAAATGGCGCTGCATGAAATCCTGTAACTGTATCAGTACCTCGCGGATCTTGTACCGCTCTGGTGATACGCCTACCGTTCCTTCACGCTGTTGGCTGCCATCGTTGAGGTACATATTGAAGTTGAAACCATCGGCAGGAAATGGTGCTAGTCCTGCCTTTAAGTAGTGGCAGAAGTAAACCGCCTTCCAGTAGACGGTATCTATTCCGGGGAGTGCGCCTGCATAGATAAGCGCTTTAGCATCTGCCGCCTTACCCTTGGAGTAAACTGCGCTAAGTGCATGGTAGTATGCTCGTGGGGGATGATAATACTCTTGCTGCCACCAACGGTTAGGCTCGTTATCCCACTCGAACACTTCCATTGTGGATTGTCCACTTGTTGTGTCGCCATTGATGGCGTTGACTGATTGTTTTCGTGTGCCATATAATCCGATAAGTTTTTGATACTGGTTTGAAAGTCCTGCCCATGCGCTGTCAGTTTCTGGATTGGCTCCCGGTTCGATGTACTTGGCATCAATGTTTCCCAGCCATGCCGTGTTATTCTTGGCCGTGTTGCTGTCCAAATATTTAATGGAGCCGCCGCTCTTTGTCATCATCGGCTGGATGCCCCACCGCTTAAACGTGTTGAGTAAGTTTCCGGAATGGTTGTAACCGTACCGGCCTAAGAAAAGCGGTGAGCTGGCCAGTGAGCCATAGTATGTTTGAGGATAGATATCGAAGTCATACCCCGCCCAATAAAAGCGTACCGACTTAGCCACCTTCAGCAGCACCGTGTCCCCGCCCCATGTTTTATTGATCCTGTCTCCAATAATGTTAATGCCATGGGCGAAGATGCCCGGATCGGTGGGTATAAAATTATACCGGGTTGGGTATATGCTTGGCGCTTTACTGATGGCCGTACCTGAGAGCTTTACCTCATTGATACCATCCCATTGCACCATGGGATCGGTAGTCTGGAAAACGATGAATCTAACGCCCATGTAATTTGTCTGGATGTTTGTCCATTGCCTATACTTGCCAACTGTAGGCGTAGTAAGGTATCCACCGATCTGCACCCTGTTTTTGTCCAGGAATCTGACCATGAAGCCTTGAGTCTGTGAGCTGTTGCCGGTGTAATAGCTGAACTGGCTCACATTGGTGATGCTGTCCAGTACCACATAGCTTTCGTACGGCAGCGCCAGCGGTTCATTGATGCTGTTGGCGTTGTAATTGGTCTCAAGGTTGCCGTCAAATAGCCGGGAGATATCCTTGCCCCTTACACCATTGAGGTTGATGATCTCCTGAGATATGCTCATCAGGTACATCAGCAGCCCAATGATGGTCAGCAGGATTATTCTTGTCGCTATTTTTAAACGTTGTTCCATTTACCAACGGGCCTTAAACCCTCTTACATCATAATGAACGAAGCCAGGATAAAGACCCAATCCCCCCTGTTTCATCTTTTTTTCTGCGATAAGCCGCTCAATGATGGCATGCAGTTGCTTTGGCGTTTTGCTTTTGCAGGTGAGATCTGAGGCCATGGCTTTCATGTGATAGCTGGCTTTCTTGCCCCCTACTTTTTTATTCCACGCAGGTGACCGGTAGCCTGATAGAATGGTTAGTGGTTCCCCTAGTTCATCCCTCAGCACCTGAAGGTTCTGCGCCAATAGTTCTACGTTGTCTTGTAACTCAATAGGAACAGGTGTTCCATCGTTACAATCAAATTCAGAAAGTTGAAAGTTTTTAGTCATTTTTTACCCATTATGTGCAGCACGATCATGAAAATCAATACAAGGAAAAGCAGCAGCGCAATCATTTTCCTATGGTTATTTTAGGTTGAAATGTTTTAACCAGGTAGAAGATTCCCCCTCCTACAATTAAAGTAATCAGGAAAGCCAGGAGCCATCCCCGGCGCTGTGCCTTATCCTTCCAATCATCCAGCTCTTTTTCCAGCAGGTTGACCCGTTTCTCCAAAGCACCCAGCAGCGTTCTGTCGATCACGGTCTGCTTCACCGTGTCCACTATGGTGCGCTCAATCGTTCTCACCTCGGTGTATTTGTGATTCACCGGGTAAGGGAGCCGCACGCTGTCATAGATCACCTGGTAAGTTTCGATGGTATCACCCGGCAGGTAGATGTAGTTGGTATCATTTTTTGGTGGGTTGCGTTTTACGTACTCCACCACCACAGCTTCTGTTTTCTCGGGAGATTTCAGCACCTGCTTCACCGGGTTGCATCCCGATGTGGCGAGGTAGAACATGGCGGCACAGATGGCAATGACGATCCACTTCACAATTTCATCGAAGTCCACCTTGTTTTTCATGCATCAGTTTTTTTCTGCTGATCAATCTCGCTTTTGCTCTGGCCGAAATAGTACCCCATGATGTCCGTGAGCTTACCCACGATCACACCGGATATGACCATTAAAATATCTTTGTTGGTTTCCGGGATGTGCATTCTCAGCAGCGTGAACAGAAAGTAAAATGAGAGAACCACCCAGATCATGGCCATGGTGTTCCTGATGTCCTGCTTACTTAGCCTTTTCATTATCTCTGTCATACTTACGTTTTATGATTTTATAAAGGTCTTTTCCAAACAGACCCGCCAAACCACCGATCACACCCAGGATCATGGTGCCAAATATCTTGGCCGTCCATTCGATCATCAGGTTGGATAAATTGTTGGTTGGGTCGATCTGTAAAATCCATTCAATGTTTCCCATTACGGCGACCATAAACCCGCCAAAAAACGAGAGAAAACTATCCTTCATGTCCATGCTGCTTGTCATCTTATATTGTTACGTGGTCATTTTATATATGTGTAATACCATCCGTCTGGAAGTCCAACTGATTTATAGCTGATCTTTCCCCCATCGGCGACCAGACCGTACCCTAAAAACGTAAAGTCACCACTCATAAAAATGATGTACTTTCCGCTTATCCCCTCTATCTGTCCATTCTTTAGTTCCAGGTACTTGCAGTCACTCATTTCAATACCGTCAGGCGTTCCCGATTTATACCCTTTGATGATCACTGGCGGAACTCCTAAACTCTCCGTCACCTTGATCTTGTCCAGTTCCCATACGTTCTTTTCATCCTTTCTGCCATTCAAAAAAACAATCGGCTCATCAGTACCGTAAATCCTTGTCAGAACATTGGATAGAGTAACACCTCCACCCTCGTAATGTGCTTTAGGAAGTTCCCCCGTTTGATAAGGGTATAAGAAGTCTATAACAGAGTTACTCAGTCTATCTCCTACATAAGATTGCCAATAGCCAAATTGAAAAATTGACTCAGCATAAATATTCGACATGAACAAAGGAAAGTACCCGCTAGAATGCCTGTTAAGGATCTGATTTACTTCACCCGCTACATTCACACCATCAATTACCCAGTGTCCAGGTGTTTGCTCACCGTAGTAGTTGAACATAAAAAGGGTGTGAGTAGTACCCCATGCGCCTACGTTGATAATCCGGTTCAGCTTTTCCTGTGCCTGGCATCCTGCAAACCCCGTCTTGCAGTTAATGATTTGGATATTTTCAAAGGTGATCAGCTCGGCGTTCTGCGTGAAGCCATTGGGGGAAGTAATGGCACCAACGGTAAATCCGTTAAATACACAGTTCTTAATGACCAATCCAGTTGAGCCTCCATTACTTAGATTGCCTCTGTACCATTTCTGTAATGTCGGATACCCACCATCAGCAGGTAGCTCATACATAAAAGGATCAATAGCTATAGCGCAATATGGACTCCACCTTGAATCCCTTGTATTTGGGTCGTTATATTCTTGATAAAGTGTTTTGTAAGGGCTACCGGGAGCCTTCCACCTACCCATGAAAGTAATTCCGTCAATTATACATCCTTTGCCCTTTTGAATAGAAAGCAAAGGAGCATCCCCGAATGTTGCCTCTAATACAGATCTGTTGCCCCTGTCCCAAAAAGTAGACTCGCCAATGATCTTGATAAATACCTGGTTGTAGTAATCAGTCTGCCAGTTGTGGACTATTAAAGGCTTACCTACTTTGAATCTCCCAATAGGAATAATTACGCTTTTCCCAGTTTTTACTGCTGAGTCAATAGCCTTTTGGATGTAGGTTGAATTATCTGCATAGCTTTCCCGCGCTCCAAAGGCTTTAATGTTTAACTGCCCATAGGCCACATTGATAAGGAGTAATATCGTCAGGATTATCCTCATGTTGCGGAGTAGGCGGCAAAGTTGAAATACAAGTCAGTCCCGTCATACATGAATGTAATAACAGCAGTACCAGATGGCACCGTAGCGCCGCTTGAGCTAAATTCAGATGTTGGAAGTGCGAGGGTAAAATTCCCTTTTTTGATCAGCGTGTAATATTTACCAGCCTCAGCGCCCGTTACCGCCAGCGTGCCGTTCCCGGTGAGTGTGCGCTCCTGCAAATTGCCATTGGCACAATCGTAGGTATTGGATGTCATGGTATACTTCTGATGTTCCCATGCCACAGAGTCTTTCATATTTTCAAATGCTGTATCTAGTTCAGCACCTGTCCATTGGCTTATCCCTGCCTGAAAAAAGGCAGCTACCATCGACCACCAAGATGATTTGCTCTGATAACTCATTATAGATCCTTTACCTGGTTAAAAATGTCTATGCCAAATTGTATCTGAGATGTCGCATCAAAGTGGATATAATCCAATCTTGTATATGCATCCGTGTCTATCAGAATGGCATTATTAGCAGGGATAGCAACAAATGCTGCCTGTGCCGCCCGAATCAGTTCCTCGTCACCCTGATTGATATCCTGTATTCTTCCCACAATAAACTTGAAGTCACTATTCCCACCTTTTGTATTTACCCACCAATCCTTGAACTCGTCATAGAAATTCTGTAGGTTGGTTTGGTAGTTGGCTGCATATGTTCCATTGACCGCATCATTCTCCCCTTGCATCCAAATAAATGCATGGAGCTTTAAATTAGTAACCCCAAGAGCCGCTGCACTTGTCAAGGATTGGTTTATACCCGTCTGCAATTGCAGATATCTTGTGCCGCTAGGGGCAGCATAGTCAACGGCTAATGATGTATTGCCTGTTGCCCATTTACAGTAGTATCTATTTTTTGACTGGTAGCTTTGAAGTTGGTATGCTAATGATGTTTCAGGGCCAAATTCATCATTATTATTCCTATTTTCCAGCATCGTGTTAGTTCCTGGATCAAGTGCCTCAAAAAATGTTACACTGTTCTGATAATACCTCCATGCATTGAGCATATAAGCATTTGTTACCGCTGGGCCATAAGTCGCACTCTGACCACCCGTCATCTCGCTCACCCTAGACCTTCCACAGTTTGACTGACCTGATATGATATAAAACGGAGTACCTCCTATTGGCCCGGTAGCAGTTGTCTTATTTTGTATGTTAAATAACTTCATCTTTTCGCACCCTGTAAGGACTATTAGTAAAATTACCCACCTCATTATCTGCTCAATGCCGTGTTGAATGTTGCCAATGCTGAGTCGAAAGCAGCTGCCTCTGTTCCGTTTAGTCCATCACCTAAAGCAAAAAATGCGATGTTGTATGATTGGAAATTTGAAGCACTTGTCCCGCCCCATTCACAGAGTAGTTTAACTGAATCACTCACGGCATTGGCTGCATCGTTTGCTGTTACGGTAGAACCTAATTGCGATCCGTTCCTGTAAAGTTTTAAAGATGTTGAGCTTTCCCTTGATACAATAAATCTTCCTGATGCATCTGCTAAAGCTGTGGAAACTCTGTTGCCTTGGTCTTTACCATAGGCTGCATAAACATTACCATCTGAGAATCTTTGCAAGTCAACAGAACCCTCTCCTGATTGATATGTATACAATACAATACCGTTGGCATTAGTTCTGTTATACGCTACAAAGGAACATGACGAAGTATCCGCAAGTTGTGAACTGGGAATATAATTAGTATCTATATACCCTGTGGAACCGTTGCCTGTGATACCGTTTGCGTTATGAGTCAAGCCACCGGTATAGGTAAGCTGATACGATCCAGGTGCCTTTAGATTGTAAGAATGCTTTGTAGAATCGCCACCGACCATTGGATATATAGCATCCATCTTAGCCCAAATGCTTGCTGCTTTAAGTGCTACTACCAAGGCATCCACTGCATCTTTTTGAGTGGTGTCAGTTATCCCTGCAGCAGTAAAGAAGGCTTGAGCATCCGTGTCATAAGATGCCCCGCTTGAAGTTGTTGCATTCGCTGTTGCATAGTTGGAGTCGGTATAAGTTGTACCATTACCTACCGCCTTAAGCCTGTAGTAATACAGCGTTGAAGCTGTCAGTCCCGTATGGTTGTAGGATGTCGAACCCGCCGCAATAGTGCCGCCAATCTGTGTCCAGCCGGATGAACCGTTGGGAGACCATTCCAGCATATAAGAACTTTCATTCGCCACATCAGTCCAGGATAGGTTGATCTGTGTGCTTGAAATTACGGAGGCAGCAAATGATCCTGGTGTACTCAACTGGGTCGCACCTGGTGCCGCTGTTGTAGCGTTGGCCGTACCAAACCCAGAAGTAAGGTAAGTAGTACCGTTTCCTATTGCAGATACCCGGTAGTAATAAGCTGTTGATGAAGTCAGGCCCGTGTGGTTGTAAGTAGTCGTATTGGCAGCAATAGTCCCACCGATCTGAGTCCACCCCGTAGAACCGTTGGCGCTCCATTCCAGCTTATAAGAGCTTTCGTTAGATACGTTTGTCCAGGATAAGTTGATCTGGCTGGAAGATGCAGCTGTAGCCGTGAGTGTAGGTGTTGAAAGCGTTACCGCTCCACCGCCGCCACCGCCGGGTAAATTACCGGCCTGCGCTTTTTTATAGTACCCGCTGCCACTTGGATCATAGAGTATGAAGTCTGATGATCCTGGTATCCCTTCCTCTAGTTGTGATATGAGTTTGTCTGCCATGTTATCCTACATAAAAGTCTGATGATGTAAAATCCGCCCCAGAGAAATCCCCTACAGGATCTGTTGGCGTTACCATATCCCCGATGGTGCAGAGGTAGTTGCCTTCTGCATCCACAATAAAGTTTCCGTCTGCATCCACAATACGCACAGCTGCGCGGTTCACGCCGGTGTACAGCGGAGCGCGGTGGATGGATTTAAATGTTGCCTTAAAATCTGTGACCGTGCCCTGGTCATTGGAGTAGGTCACGGAAAGCTCGGCACCCACTGGCGGCTTGCCGATCACATAGTACATCCCGGTATCTCCTTCTTTGAACATGAATACCCACCGGTGGTGGGCCATGTTGTTGATCTTGATATCGGTTTGTCCAGATTGCCAGTAAGCGCGGAAAGAGAGCGTTTGCTCCCAGTAGGGACGGCCCTTGAGGTATTTCAATTCTTCCTTAAACCCTTTGCCTGAAGATGCGGCAGCGAACTTGAGCCAGTATTTCTGCCAGCCTACCACCATGTCACCATCCAGGTATTGGGTGGTGGGTGAGAACTCAGGATAAAGCAACAACCAATCAACGGGCACACCCCAGATCTGGCAGATCTTGCCAGGACTGACTGGCCCCTTCACAAATGATTCAAACGGCACCCACTGGTTCATGGATGTAATTTCCGTTCATATGATAGTGGTTGAAAGGACAGGATTTTACTGGAAAAGCGCCTGCTGTAAGCACTTTGATGGTGGGACGCTTGCGGTTAAATTGCTTTCCAGTTTTTTGCGGTAGCGGTATTCCATTTTCTTGAGCGCCTCAAAGGTGATATCCACATCAAATTCGATATCATACATATCCGCAAACTTTTCCAGCGCACGGTCATAACCAGGATGTTTGCCGTTGGTGGTCAGGTTCTGCTGGCAGAAGCGGTACACATCATCTTCAAACTGAGCTGCGAAATACCGGTTGATGATGATGACCTTGGCAGGTTCTATCTGTAGGCCAAGGATGCCGTAAAAAAATTCATTCTGGGCCACCACACATTCCAGGCGGTCATTCAGGGTGGCGTAGGTATTGTATAAGTCAAGCTGGTTGGATCTGTCGTTATAGACTTTTTTATTGAGGTAGGCTACCAGTACGGAGCCGATCAGGGTGCGGTTATTGATTTGGATGGGGTAGCCGAAACGCTTATGCAGGTATTTTCTCAGATAAGATTTCGTGGGAATGTTAACCGCGAATGTCCTCATAGGGTTATAATAATAGCAATAAAGTCAGGCACGGTAAAAGGTAGATTTCACCAATTAACATTTTACGCTATCTGACGGATGATCCCCAGGAAATGGGTGAGGTGTTCGATTACAGTTCCAGCAGCTCCACCTGATGGGAAAGCCTGCTGATTTTGGCCCCTGCCTTCATAAATCAGCAGGCTTTTTTCCTTTAGAATCAAGGTGTTCCGCAGGAAGATGGGCATGATGTATGGGGTTCGATAACTACCCTCTCTGTAATAGAGTTGCCTATCGAACACCTGAGAGATCAGGCTTTGCTTCTGTAAAGTGGTGGCCCTGTCGTACACTGATCCAAGATCAGTGAGCTTGGGAAGTTCTGCCCTGAGTAATAGCACCGCCTCGTTCTGATCGGCGCTTAGTCTGTCGATCTGATACCGGATATCTACCTTTTTCTGGGTGAACTCTGAATGCCAGCGGAAATAAGTATCATGCTGGATCTTGTCGCTGATATACTTTTCCTCCAAATTATGTATCTGCTTTTCCAGTGTCACCAAATCCCGGCGCTTGGACTCCACAAGTACCGTATTCTCCCTCAATCTGGCGGCCATGGTTTCCTCTGCGTAGCTGTTGATGGATGCTATGATGTTGGACGGTAGGGATAGGTAGGATAGCGCTTCCTTAAGCTGTGCATGGGCTTTCTTGGCGGATAGGTTGTTGTGGGGCTTCACACATTTGTAATAGTAGAACCATCCCCCGGCCTTGCCTTTGGATGGGGCACCGGTGAGCATCTTACCGCAGTGGCATTTCAGCACCCCACGGAGCGGTAGCTGGTCATCAATGATGATCTTTTGGTTGCCGCCCTTGATCTTTTCCTGTACCATGTGCCAGGTGGGGCGGTCAATAATTGGCTCCCAGGTTCCTTCCACCATGCCGCCGGGAAGATCGCGCACTGGCTTTACCATGAGGTAGGCAGCATAAGCCGGGCAGGTCAGGATGCGCTGCATGGCAGAGTTGGATTTGATGATATCCCCGGCCATGTTCCTGACATCATCCCGAATGATATAGAACGGCACGCCTAAAAGGAAATGCTTGTAGATGTATTTGATCACCTCCGCCTTTTCAGGATCCGGCTTGATCATGGGGCGGCCCGTATCATCTTTGTAGTTGATGTATCCCCATGGTGCTTTACCCAGGTATCGGCCAAACTTCTTTTTTGCGGTGTAGATGCCCATGTTGATGCGATACTTGTGGCGGATCAGTTCATCCTCCCCTTTCAGCAGCAGCAGGCCCGTATAGAAAAAAGATCCCGGATCATTACGGTCAAAGGTCACCCCTTCCACTACAGATACGATGGAGATGGAGTATTTGTTTTGGAGCTGTTTAATCTTGCTTAACGCTTCCCCGGCATCACGGGAAAAGCGGTCAAAGGAATTCACTACCAGGTAGTCAACAGTGCGGTGGTATTGGCGAATAAATTCTTCCAGCTTCTGAAAGTCAGGGCGGTCAAAGTTTTGCGCGGTATAGCCATCATCAATGAATGTGCCGGTGATCTCTACCTCGTTACGGTCACACCAGCCACGGGTATAGGTATCCTGAGCATCCAGTGAGAAGTTGGATTGCTTTTCTTTGGAGATACGGAGATAGCGGATGGCTTTCTTTTTCATAAAAGATAAAGCTCATTCACATTATGCCCATACGACAATATCTCGTATCCTCTGTATCTGCCACCTATAGTATTGCACAATGCAGTACAAAACGGCTCGCAAATCCCAATGAATTTATACGGGCCGCCAATAGACCGCTCAATTAAATTATCTGCGTGCTTGAAAAAGTTCTGAACACTATCAGGCGTAAGTGTGGGGTAATTTAATTGATACTTTGGCTTTGATTCGATGGTTACCTTATTATCATTCATGCTTGTTGGTTTTTTACATTTCAGGACTGCCCAAAGGTCACCGTTTTCATCGGCAGAAATTGGGCTTGAATCATCCTTGTTCATGCTTGTTGGTTTTTTCTAATACATAATTAACCAGGATCTCGGCTATTAATTTAGCCAATTTTTCCTCTTCTTCCGTGAGCGGTAGGGATAATATGGTGGCCGGTTCGCTCACTTGATGGCTTCAAACTCTGCTGTTAGTCTCTCAATTTCCTTGGCAATAACCTGGTCAAAATGAGCAGCCGCCTCGTTTGCAGCAGCAGTAATCAGGGAAGAATAGTCCATGCCAGGATATATGCGGGCAAATTTGTCTCTCCGTAAAAATTCGTTAACTGCTGAGCCAAATTGTTTTCTATTTTCTGCTAAGGTTTCGATTGATGCATGAATGGTCTGAGCGAGATTTAATTTTTCGATTGTCATATATGTTATTTTATTGCTTCCAGTATGCTTTTGTTGGGCAGCGCCAGCGTAAAAAAATCCTGCGCTGTGATGTGGATGTAGTCATTACCCATCCATCCAAGGGATGTGGCCCGAAACCTGGTCACGGAATCCTTGGAATGTTCCACAAAAAACGACACAGTGCCAGATTGCATTTTCGTGTAGTTCTGCATCTTGAACAGTGCAAGAATGATCTGCAGCTCCTGTACTGTTTTGAAACTGATGGCCACCTTGTGCCCAAGGCAGTATTCATAGATCAGGTTGTTTTCCATCATCCTACCATTTGAACGTTGCAGTGATTTTTGAACTGGGTGCGTTTGGCTGTGGAGCAGCCGCCAAGGATTACTACTACAGCCAGGAGGGAGATGAAAAAAGCCAGCCAAAGCAGGAATGCTTTCCAATTAGTTGGTGTATTGTCTGTAGACTTAAATGGAATCTCCACCATTTCCTCTTCCTCTTTTGGCCATTGACCAGGGATGTAGTTTTTACTTGCCATATTGATATTGTTTGATTTTATAATTCGGACATCCTTTCTTGTTGCAGATCCGTGGGCGCTGCCATAGCCCCTGCTTTTTCATCCATTGGCCATACCTGAATTGTTTCTTGTGTGGATGTTCAAGTACCGGGCACCAGGTACTATCAGTAGGACTCAGGTGGAGCATAAGGATTAGTACCAGCTCTTTCATAAGATTTGATTCTATTTTCTAAAAACTTTACCAGGGCTTTCCTATCTCTGGTTCTTTTTTCTTCGCGGAGGGAATCCTTGAGATCATCAACTGTGATAGCGTAGGCCATACACTTAATGGTAGCAATGATGTCGTTTGTTGAGCTGCCAACTGATATTTTCATTAGTAAATCACCTCCCTTTTGTGCTTGCCCTTGTTATAGATCTGTTCAAGGTTTACCAGGTAATCTTTTGCTGTACCATGTTTAGTAAGCATCTCTGGATACTTATTAAACTTATCCAGCAGCTCATCAAAATCACATTTATCTGAGCTTAATACTTTAGTAATTGCTACAATGAATGGACGGCTATTCCAACTTTCAAACTGTGCGAATAATTTGCAGGTTTCCATAATTTCCTTGGCCTGTTTAGTATGCTTGGCTTTAAATTCTCCATGTTCAAATATTTTCCTAAGCTCTTCTGTTGCACCGCCATCACCGCCGGTCACGCCCTGGTACAGTAATTTTATTGCTACCAATACAGGGGTTCCATAGTCATCAACAAAATCATTGAGTACCCCGTAATCTTTTATACCTTTCTCGATATAGCAATTAATAAAATCACGGGGCTTCCATTTCTCCTGGAGAGAATTAACCCGGGCCATATTGTCAAGCGTCATAGTCTCCTTTCGTATGATATAGTATACTGGCTTTTTCATCTGCTTTGCTGCTTCAAATCGATGTTGACCATCGTGAACAGATAGTTTGCCATTTTCTACTGAAGTCACTATAGGGAAGTCTGCCAAAAAGTTTAGACCGTGCTTCATATCCCTAACCATCTTTTTTATCTTGAGATTATTAAGTATTCTATTGCCCTTGATACGGTTGAACATTTTATAATCTGAGGTGACGTATACTTTCACATCTGAGGCAGTATGGTTCATGGCGTTGGTTTTATAAATATTTAGCGATTGTTTTTTCCTGCTCACTGAGCGTATTGGCCCGGCTCATCGGGATCACTTTGGTAGGCGCTGGCTTAACCGCTGGCTTATCCAGTGGAGCAAACTTGGTTTTGTTTTTCAGCAGCATCATTTCTTCATGATCCAGCCCGATCATCTGGGTCAGGGTTTCTACGTATCCCTTAACAACCGGGTCTGTTTCTATCAAGTTTTGAATGGTGATCACTGAATGCCTGATGGTGGTATGGTCATGCTTATCCCCGTGGTGGAACTCTAAACCGATCTTTTTCAGGGAAAGCTGGGTATGCTTCCTTGCCAGATAGTGCATGATCTGCCGGGCAAGTACCGCTTCGCGCTTCCGGGTTTTGCGGAATACCTTCTGGTCTGTAAGCCCGAAATAGTCCAGGACTACATACTTTATTTTGGGTATAATACTGCCGGGCGTGTTGCCGTGACGAATGGGAAGCGGATCTCTGAATTGCTTTCCGGGGATGGCGTATGCTGAAATAATCATAAAAAAATTGTGTTTTTGATTGTGGGAGGCGCAAAACGTGCCTGACAAACCTGACAAACCTGACAAAATCAATAGAACTCAAGCTGGATGCGGCTTTTCTTCTTTTTTAAGTGTCAGGTTTGACCCCTTTTTTGTCAGGAAGCGTCAGGTTTAAAAATTGTGTTTCTGACGCAACCTGACAGAACCTGACAGCATTAGAGTATTTTTTATTCATTATTTATTGATTTTTAATTATTTATCTATTTTGTCAGTGTCAGGCTTTGTCAGGTTTGAAAAACTTAGGTTTTTGTGTTCCTGACTACATTTATTTGTTAAAATAGCGGCCCGCCCTCCACTGGTTCAAACCCCTTCTGCCGGTTAACTTTATCTTCAAAGGATTCATGGATCGCATTTTTAAGTTTCCTGGTTCCCCTGTACACATTGCTGGCAGTGATCAGGTCTATACCTATCCGGTCATAATGGAACAGGTAGGAACTTGTCCTGGACTCACCGATCCGAACACATTCATCATATCCTGAATAGCTGGGGTGGATCTTCAGTTTATCTCTCAGGTTTCCTTGCGTCAATCCCTGGTTATTGTAGAACATCCGGTGGTATTGGGCGTAGACCCCATATACCTGCTTCACATTAAAGTATAGGTGTTTGTTATCCAGCTTGAAGTGAACATCTTCCATCAGGTCACCTTTCTGAACACCGGAAAGGAAGATGTCAAAGAACTTCTGCACCTCACCCCCGCTGTCGCGTTTCTCGTTCTGTTTGATGGTGGTACTCACCAGCTCATCCATCAGGTGATCACGGGTAAAGGGGAAGGTGATCAGGTTATCCGAAAGAATGGTATAGATGGTGACCAGCACGGAGATGTTCTCAATCATCCTGTCTGTGCAGGAAGCCAGTGCAGCATTCTTGGATTTGATCTCTTTGTAGGTTTCCATCTGGCATTCCCTGAACTTGGCCTCGATCACCGGGCGCTTGCTCAATAGTTCATGGGTGCAGTGGGTAATTCCTTTCTCGGAATACTCTTTTAAGCGGTTGAACTTTTGGTGCGCCTCCTGGCTAAACTGGTTCACGTTGTGATCCAGGTATATCACCCGTTGAAGCAAAGGATCATCTGATGGGGTGAAGTTGGCGGTGATCGCTACCCCGGATTGAATGGGTACGGTTTCTGTTCCATATCCCATGTCCATGGTTCTGCGCTTGTAACCGTAGCGATCCCATAAGTTTTTCAGCAGCTGGTCGGTGTCATGGTTAGGGGTATACTCTTCCAGTAAGAGCATGGTATTGACGAACTGCGCGAATATGGCAATCTTGGCTTTATCCGTGTTGGCCTTACCGGAAAGTGTCAGCGGATCCTGGGGAACTCCATATAGACGCTGCGCCATCTTGATGGCTGAACCTTTACCGGAACCTCCCTCTCCATATATAAAGAGCAGCGGGAAAAACTGTTTGGTATTGAAAACAATGTCAGAGAACAGGCAGGCCACGGTGAATGTGAGTATAGTGGCGCCATTGGTTGGGAATACATCATGATACATTTTACTCCACTCTGTGAAGGTTGATATCTGATCCGGGAAATGCCTGAAGCGTAGCTCATTGGAGTACCTGCGGTGGCGGTTTGGTTGCTGCTGGTTACCCGATGGGATGTAGTAATGCTTATCATGCAGCTCCACAAAACCGTTATGGTCAAGTGGGTTGAACCTGGCATTATAAACGCCGTTGCTCCAGCTCCAAAACCCATCCTCATGCCATCCTAAAACACTGATCTCCTGGCACTCGTTTTCCTGTTCATAGAGGTAGGCTTTGATCATATCCAGCTTTCCATCTGACCCAAAAAAGCGGTAGTTGCCCAATCCCTCGCAGAACTTTTTGAACTCGTTCTTGCTAACCAGCTTGTCTGTTGGGATGTCCACTATCTTACTCCTACCCTTCACATTGGTGATCTCTATCACCCGACGCGGCTGCATTCCGTTATTCATGTGGAAGAGAACCTTCATGACGAAATTGGTAAAGGCCACTGGCTTCCACTTTCCTGATCCAGCTGATTCCAGTGTGAAGTATTGGTTTTTCTTTTCAAAGAATCCGTAGGTATCAAAGAACTCTTCATTGACTCCATCGGGCAGGAATTCAGAGGGCTTTGATTCAGGAACCCCTTCATCTTCAAACTCTGTATCTATTTCAAAGAATCGGCAGATTTTGGTGATCCTTGCCAAACTTTTGACCTGGGTTTTTGGAAGTACTCGCTGCCATAGATCCTGGGCTTTGTCATAGTCGTAATCCTGTGCCAGCTGGGATACCTGGTGAAACAATTCATTGGCTCTTTTATCTTCTGCATAGTAGGCATAGGTGCAGGCGATGTGGTAGTGATCCTTTCCCATGTTGGAGGTGATGTCCACTGCCTTTTCAATGATGCGCTGGGTCAGGATCTGCAGCCGGTGCCAGTATCTTTTTTTCTCATTGGGCCAGCTCTCCGTAGGGTCAACGTTCAGGATATCTATATCTAAGCTCATTTCTTCGTGGTGTAGTCAGTGATCAAATCGGTAGTGATAACCCTATCCATGGTAGTGTAGGTGGCCAATTCTACTTCGAGCCTGGCACTCAGTTTTTGGTAGTAAACCAGCTGGTGCTTGATGCGGCTGACCCTTTCCTCCAACCGGATGGCGTAATCGGTTACATGGAGCAACCAGTTAAGTGAATCCAGTACAGAGCGCCAGTAGACATAGTTTTCATTGGTCACATCTCCCCCGGCTTTTTGCAGGATGGCAGGTAGGATCTTATGTTCCAGCTGCTGTGCCTGGTCGATGATCTTAGCCTGGGGAACTTTCTTAATTCCATTCACCAGGGCTTTTTGTGTTTCCAGATCTTCCAGGGCAATATTGCGGAGGTTGGCGTGCATGGCCAGCTGATCACGCATACGTTTAACATCTTCTGCCTGTTGGCGCTCAATTTCAGGATTCATCTTAATGGGTTGGGGTTAGGTTAATTCATCATTGTCCATGAGTGAATGGCGCTTGGATACCGGCACCATGATACACTCGATGTTGTACTCCCTACCGTGGTGGTTAACCAGGCGGAGCTTAGTTTCTTCTGCGTGTGTTTCGTTCAGGAATTCCCGAGCGTGTTCGGGATCTTCTGTGTGGGAGGTAATGAGCAGGCGGTTATCCCAGGATCTGCGGGATAGCCCTTCAACGTAGACTTTCTTATGATTGATCTGGGTACTCAGTACGGTGATCAATACGGATTGTTGTCGCCTCATGTTCGTTAAATAGTTTTGATTGATACAGGATAAAAGAGGGAGCGATTTGAAAAAAGCTCCCGTGTAAAAACCCTCAAATTTTCTTACCAAAAACAGTGATGGAGGCAGGACTCGAACCTGCTCGATGAACTCTTTTCCTTGCGCCCGTCTTACATTAGTGCACCTATGCAGACCGCCCAGCGTATCCATCTTCGAGTATAGCGTCTACCCATCCGCCACTCCATCAAATGAGCCCCAGTGTAGAAACACAGGGCGTTGCTTGTTTATACCCTTGGAATCATGATCGATCCCTAAACCCTAAGAACAACTAACCTTTTAGATACACATACCGGCTCCATGTACTGGTGCATTGAGGGCGCACCCTTACAAATCCTATCATGTGCCTTTCATATTTCATTGTTGGAAAATTGACCGAATCCGTTTGCATCGGCCATCCTTGCATATCGTAGCGTTGAATGATCCACGGCCCCGCCCCTGTCCAGGTGATCACGTTGTCCGTGTCAACCACGTTGGATACTGATCCGCAAGCGGTAGCGTTTTCGATTTCTAAGATTTCGGTTTTACTACAGCTGGTGAGTACCAGCAGTATGAAGAGTATCTTTTTCATGCTATGCAGTTTTCCTTGTGTTAAAAGCAGCCCTCTTATCGAGCCACTGGGTATAGAGCTTGCCCGTGGTTTCCAGCATCAGCTGGTGGTCAACCTTGCCCCTCCAGGTCTGTTCCAGCCAGTCAATTTCCTGGTCTAGCGTCCACCACTCAGTCAGGCTACTACACCGGTGTATGAGATCCCGGATTTCGGCAGCATGACTGAGGAAGGTGGTTCTATCTTTCTCAGGGTTGCGGTTTAATTCGTATATGGCTCTTAATAGGAAGTATCCGATGATGGTGAGTGCAATGATGGCAGCTAACATATTGTTGGTTTTTATATTGCGAGTTGCATTTGATGTTGGGCGGGATTCTCCATAACTACGGCATCCCATTGTTCCTTGAAGATTTGCTCGAAGGCAACCAAGTCACGCTCCACCCACTGGAACAACAGGTAAACCAGCATGGATTCAGGTTTGAAGTCCGCGCCAAGTTCCAGTTGGAAGCGCGTATTAACGTAGCCTACAGGCTTATTGTACACCATGTAGGTCTGAGATTCGCGGAGGCTTTTTGCCTGAAATGGTATGCGGTAAGTGAGGCGTGCGCGGCCAATGACCTTGTACTTGTACATCACATCAAACACCTCTTCCTGGTCATAGCGGGAGCGGTCATCCACCTGAATATCCGGGAAGTAGGTTCCCAGCAGCCGGGCGGGGTTTTCTTTGATAACGAGTACTTTAGCAGGCATATCCAAATAAGTTTTTTGAGTGATCGTATCGAGTAAATTTTGCTAGGTCTAAGTATTTTTTGTAGTAACTTATCAGGCAGCTCGTCTAGTAGTTTTGTTGCCGGTTTTGATTTTCTCCAGAATAGTGCGCTGTTTCTTCTCATGGTCACGTTTCACTTTAAGCGCAACAGAAACTACTCTATCAACTGTCTGAGGATTTGTGATATCACCGTTGAAAACAGCCCGTACCGTTCTCACACTAATGGATTTGCTTTTAAGCGCAATCATGGATGCGTACCTGTAAGGGAGCTGCTTCCGTAACCTTTTTAAATCTTTGTCCATATGCTTTATATTCGTGGTAAGTGTCTGGCAAGTTTTTGTTAAGTGTCTGTCACTTACATGGCAACAAACCTACAATACGATTGTCAATCTACAATCATTTTGTAGACATATTTGTTATAGTAATGCTTAATCTCTTGTGAGCCAAAAGTATAGAGACATATTGACCCAGCGCTTTCATGACTACTTTTATCCCAAAGTGGGTTCTAAGGAGATTGATATGAATGTGTTTTTTAAAGACTTTGGGATTGCAGAGAGTACCAAGTATTCATTTTTCTCTGGGATGCGTTCAGGCCAAAGAGGAATCACATCAGATCATGTGCAGATAGCCTGGGAGAAATACGGGGTGCGCCCGGATTACCTATTCGGAGTGATCGAAGAGCCTATGTCCATGGTGGCAGAACCAGCGCCAACCTATGCTAAATCAATTAGCACGGACATTAGGAAGATTCGGAAGCTGCTGGATGAACTGGAAAAGAAGATTGAAAACAAGTAACCAATTACTAACTATAAAACATCACCTATGGGAGAAGCATCTGTATTTGCATCGCTCTTCGTCATTTTTATTGGAATCCTGATCACTGTACTACTGACCCGATGGTTATTCAGAATTGATACAATGGTTGATAATCTCAAGTATCAGAATGCGCTGCTGATCAGGCTGCTAAAGAAGCAGGGCGCTACTAACCAGGAGATCCGTGATGCAATCAATACCGCCGGTAATTTTAAGGAGCTGCTGAAAGATTGATATACCAACATATGTTGATACTTCCGGGTAGGAAGCACGCGCTTTAACATTTAAATTTGTCTCAGCTATTTGAAATACGGATTGCGAGACATACTTTTGAGACTTCATTTTACACATGATATCCCGGAATGAGAAGTGAAACATCCCGGAAAACTTTTGAAGCCCCTCAGTGACAGCTGAGGGGTTTTTTTGTAATGAATTGGCATTGCGCCGATAAGCAACAGGCCGCTTTGAAGTGCCCATTGTTAACCACTTAAACTTTGGAATCATGTGTAAAAATGAGATCTGCCATTGCGGTAGGCCAAAGAAAGAAGTATATACCAGGTATATAAAAAGAAAGGGTAGAATTATCTACCCCCGTAATGCCTCGGTATTCCACTTCTGGATTTGTGACTGCAAGGAAGCTAAGTAAGCTGTCACTTACTTAGAATGGTAATCGGCCTGGGTTTTCACCCGGGCCTTTTCGTTTCTACAATTTTACCGCCATCAATATTAACTCCAAAGGACAAAAAATAGTGTCAGGAATAAGTAAAAGTTTGACCTAAAAACTGCTAAAACGTTTAGCTGCAAAGTCTTACAGAAGTCAAAAAAATATGATGAAAGGGCGTTTTTGAAAAAGTTTTCGGCGTTGCCTATCGAGCGGCTGCCCGGTCAGCGTTTTTCCTGCTGGATATATGATTAGCGAAGCGCCAGCCCACCACCCTGCGCTACTGCCTTATGCATTGTCATAAAGTACCAAAGAACCTGGTCCACACAGTCACTGAAGTGTGTAGTCTCTGACTGATCCACTGATGGGTAGCGATGAGTGAGCTCATACTTCTTATCCTTCTTAGTCTTACCATTGATGGTGACTGCACCTGATGCCTGCATACTGATCAGGGTCTTAGGGCAGCGGTCAGCGTTGAACTTAACCAGATAAGGGATATCGGCTGGGCCCTCCATCCATGTCTTGATCCTCTCATACTTCATGTAGTGTTCAGGTGGTACGCCTGTATAGCACTCCACAACGTTCCATCCCTTAGATCGGAAGTGAGTGACTACAATATCCTTGTAACGTGCCGCGCTCTGTCGCTCCCCTACTGCTGTATGATCATAGATGTAGTAGATGGTCTTATAGCGATGAGATGCATAGTAATCACAGAACAGGTCAATGCAATCCTTTAATCCTTTGGGGTGTAGCGTGTAGAATTCATTAAGGAAGTTGAGTGATGGTTTTGTATCACCCTCATGCTGGCCTGGCTGTACCACTGTGAGGGGGGATACGCTATGCTGGTAGTCCATGGCCACGTATAATGGGCGGTCTGGGTTGTGATCCAATGCATGGTTGTATAGATTGTTGTTTGTAAGCGCGGGGTAAAAAGAATTTTCAGAGGTTACAGGATCCTCATTCATGATGGCCACATTGTATTCATAGGTGGACATGGTGCGCTGCTTATCCTTCAGCCACTTGGCGCCAAGGTTGTCCTGGTTCTCTATAGCTGATGCCTCACTCACATACAGCAGATCTTTGCGTAGGACTTGCAAACGTTGGCGAATCTGCCTGATGTATTTTTCTACTTTGGGTTTATTACGGCCGGCCGTAGGTAATGCCTGGTAAAGTTCATTCAGGTGCAGCTGCAAGCGGATCACGGTATCGACCCGATTACGATCGACCTTTTTCCTCATGTCAAGGATCCATTTCAGTTCCAGGTAATCCGCATACTTATCGGTTGCATAGATCTTCGCCAGGTATTCAGGCTTATGGCCAAATAGTTTATCAAATCCCCGGAAGGTTGGATACACTTCATCTTCCAGTTGGTTTTTATCCATGAATTTCACCTCGTCAAAAACCCCGGATTGGAAATCGAAAGCGTTGGCAGATCCTTTGTTGAACAGTGAAACTTCCTGAAATACTGTGCCGTTATGCCAGGCAATGGTTTTATCCCATTTTTTGATGGAGTAGAGGCAGTTGGGCCATGCAGCTGGTGGCCTTCGACCTATGACGTAATGTTGATCCCGGTAGTATCCAACCATCTCCATGCCCTGGATAAATTTGGGTAAGATGTTTTTCTCAAGGGTTTCATAGTCTTTGCCGAATAACCCGCCCAAATGACCAGGCATAGCTTCTGCCACCCTTGCCATCCATGGGCCGATGCCGCCAACGGTTTTACCTGTACCCCTACCCCATAGCAGCAGCGTGGTATTAGCTTGCACCATCTGCACCATCATCTGAGGCAGATTCAGCTGGATGATCTTCTTCTTCGTATTCGATGTATTCTCCATTGGTTGGTTTCAATAGTTTATCGGCTTCCTGCAGTACCTCTCCCAGTGGTTTCTGATCCACGGGTGGCGCACCTTGGAACACAAAAGTGATCTGTGCCGGTGGTGCTTCCTTGGCTTCTTCCTCAACGGGTAGTGAATTGAGCGCATAGGTGTAATTGTCAAAGAGTTTGGGCAACATTTCAGTCTGCCCCGCTTCCTGGCATTTCTTGATGGTGAGCGCGATTTCCTCTATGTGATGTGAGATCAGGTATTGCTTGCTGAGTTTACGCGTGGCCCCGAAAACCTTGTGGCAGTCATACATATCCTGTTCAGCCCGGTAGCGCGTGATCTGGAACTCTTCCATCATGTTTTCGATGATCTGCTCCGTAGTGTGTTTGCGGCTGCGGATCATGGCATCCACCCTGATCAGGCGCGTACATAATGCATCCTGTGATGATGTCAGCCTCACACTGTCATTCACCAGGTACTGGATCACGGCCTCCACATCATTCTTGGGTTGGCGCGTTTGCTTCAGTTTCTTCCTGAATATGATCGACTCCAAATCTTTGGGCATAATGGTTGTATTCTTTTATGAATTTCAGTTTCCGGGCAGCAGCTCCACTGTTGCCAGGATCTTTCTTGAGGTTGGTGCGTTCCCGCCTTATATACCGGCCCAGGATCTCCATGCGTTTCGCTGCTTTTACCGGGTCTACTATGTATTCCTCTTTCTTGACCTGTGGCAGTGTGCCATTCTCCAAATAATAATCCCGCTTGTTATAGATTTCCTCGCACTGGTCATCCAGCTCAAGGATGCGGTGAGCCGTTTCACCCCTGACTTCATCGGTAGGCAACAGCATCAGCTGAGAGCGGAGATCCTGCATCTCTTTGAATAGTCTGAGCCATTCAGCCCGTAGCGCCTTCAACACATCATCCTTGGCGGCCTCAATGGGCCAGCTTTTCATGGTAATGCTGATGGTTGGCCTTTCCTCTGGCTTGATGCGCTCAACACCTTGCAGCACTTCCCTGAGTGCTTTTTCAAGTCGTTCAGTTTTGTAAGGGGTTTGCTTTTCAGCTGTGAATAGGTTTTTAAGCACGGGATCTTGCCCATGCTCAAGGTAAAGGCGTATGCCTTCGATGTAGTCTTTAGATTGTAGCCAGTTGGTTATGTCGTTCATTCCATGTATTTAACCGCCAGCTGCTTTGCCACCAGCATATCATTGATCTTGACATCACCCACAAAAATGTTGACCAGTGGCCTGCCGTATTTATCCAGCTCTTTGCTGATAATGGAAACCTTGATACCGGGCAGCAGCCATTCTGATAAAAATTTCATGGCTTCCTGCGCTTTCAGCCTGGTATCAGGATCTTTCGCGTTCAGCTCCGGCGTGTTGATACCGTAGAGCCTACAGTTTGCGCGGTGATACATACGGAAACCCAGATCAATGGTGAGGTTAACCGTATCCCCATCAATAACCCGGTTGACAATGGCATCATAGTGGTAAAGCATCTATGCAATCTCCCAACTGTCCGTACAGCGTGAAAGGACAAGCTACCGGATGCGCTGGGCCTCGATATCTATGTAACCGTTGTAAGGAAGTACCTCAGTGATCTTTTTGATCAGGTAGGGCGTGCTTTGGATCAGCAAAACATTGCTCCAATCCCATTGCAGGTATTCGTGAAATTTAAGGTAGAGCCTGCCTTTTATTACTTCATTCAGTTCAAGAACCGGCAACCACTTAGACCAGAAAGTATCGATCAACCCAGCGTCATTTCCCGGCTCTACAAATGAAAGCGACAGGTCACCAACTTGAGGATGGGATGATGTCATTGGCTCAGAGCTGTTGAAATTGTATATGGAGTTTGTGGCAAGGGGCTTTGTGCCGCCCGCAGAAAAAGCCTGCGGTCCACGTGCAAAAAATAATCTTGGCGGCCATGGTTCAAAATCCCTTCCGTTCCCTGATGCATACCAGTTACCGGCTTGAGTGTTCCAGGGCGTGTACATGTAAAGATGATCACCTGCCCCATAATAATGCAAGATCATTGTTGTCAATCTTACTATGGTTGTTTCAAACATACAAGTGATGGTGTTGGTCACGTTTTCAGGAAGATAGCCCCCAACATTGTCACCCACCTGAAGCCAGTAATAATATGTTCCAGAACCACCGGTCTCAGCCGCGTTGATGCATGCATGATATTGGTTCAAATATTTTACATAGTACATCTTACCCTGGTTGCTGGCATTGGCCGTTGGCAGGTCAGACATGGAGTTAACCACTCCTTGATAGTTGTATTCTGACTCCAAAACATCAACCGTATCAGGGTCACTGTTCACACGATCAAAACCGTATATTGTTTTATCCTCTATTTTTTCAAAGGAAAGCGTGTATGAAGGGCTGAAAAATGATGTTCTATCGACCGCCCCCGCATTTGCCAAATCCGAAAGAGTAACAATATTGCAGGTTTTCGACCTATCGTTTATGATAAAGCTGATTGCAAATAACTTCTGCAATTCAACGAGAAACTCTCCCACCGTTAGCGCTGGGGGAACGTGTTCATTCAACCGAATGATAACCGGGTTTGCCGGTGCAATAGTAACGGTTGGTGTTGCCAACGGCCCATTGATAGTTGGCACATTCCAGTTGACGCTTTTATATGATTCGAAGCATAGTTGCTTAATGTCTGGATTATCCAAAAACTCACCGCTTACAGTATAGCCATGCTCTGCAAATACCTGTTTAATGAGGTATACGATATAAGGGTGTGGGCAAAGGCAGTTGTAGTTATACTCTCTCGATAGCTCTATCTGACCGCTGTAGGCATCCCATTTATTGATGATCCGAAAAGTGTTTTCCTTTTCATAATTCTGGACGGTTATGGGAGTAAAAACATAATCACCATCATCAGATCCGGTATACGCCCAGGTATCATGGCAGTGCTTCCAAAATCCAGCAGTTGATGTGCTATATCCTGACCATGCGAATGAACGCTCACCGCCCAATTCAAGATCACTTAACTTTTTAGCCTTTACCCGCTGCCAGAATTCAGAGATATTACTTAACAGGTGGCAGTCAATGCTCCCCACGTTGTTCTTATTCAGGTTGGCCGTTACTGCATCCAATACCAGCTTGCCGTTGGAGAGCTGCATTCCGCTATCCTCGAGTAAAACATCATGCTGCAATGTTTTGGCAATGGGCAGCATATCCGGGAAACTGAGTAGCCTTAAATTTGTATCACTGAGTGGCAAGGTGAAAGGGTAAGATATCTCACCGGGAATGCCATCTTTGCCATCTTCAGTTTGATCTAAAAATACCGGCGAATTTCTCTCACGTTGCAGCTGCGTACCCGGCAGCAAGTCCAAGTTCTCTGATCCCTTCTTAATTCCTATGCTCATACCATCAGATAAACGAAGTCAGTAAATGGAGTTTCAGAAAAGCCACACACCGCTTTCACGCGTACATATCCGATCAGCCCAAACTCGGTGAACTCATAGGATGTGGAGGCGGTATAGACCACTTCCTGTACGGAGGTTTGCAGTACATCCCAGCGCTCGATCACATACTGTACGTGGTTGGCGTTTCCTGTCCAGGAAATTACGCCAAAAGTAGCGGTGAGGCCCGTGATCACGGGGCAGGTTGGAAGGTCACCAATCCTGATATCCGGGGCATAGGATTCATTGACATAACCGGGCGTAAACTCCACCGGAAAATCTTTAATTGGATCCCCTTCATTGCCGTGATCGATATTGGTATTGGTGATCAGCACCGGCCTCCACCGGCTGAACCTGATCTGCCAAACTTTATTGCTCAACATCAGATCGCGGAGTCGATCGTACATATCCGGATCATCCATGAGCCCCACGGATCCGGCATAGGTTTCCTGTTCCTGGTTTTTGATGTTTTCTTGCATGGTGGCTAGCTCCGTAGTGGAGTAGTAAGCGCCTCCCAATGTTTTTTCCGCATACTGCCGCTCATAGACGGTCTTTTTATTCAGTTCACCCAGCAGCCTTACGCTATCAAGTCCACCCAGTGAGTTGAACCAATGCAGCGTAGTAGAGCTGTAGTTGTTGCGGTAGTCCACATTGTACCTGAACTCCACGGTGAGGTTGGTGGTATCTGCCACTACCCTCACGGTGTAATACTGGATCACTTTGGTACTATCCAGGTCTTTCAGTGCCAGCTGGGCACCGGTGGGGATGTGGTATAGGGCATAGATCGGAATTTCATCATCCGGGAAGGTCAGGGTTACGGCATTTAGGGAAGATGTACCGTCTGTGTAGTACACGTTGATCTTGGCCGACATATTTGCCTGGTTATTGGCTCCCAAGTGTAAGTAGGTGAGCCAGCTTTTTTCCGATGGGCCGATGAGCCTGCCGGTCTTTTGCCAGGTGAGGATACCGTTGTAGTTGATGAAATAATTCGGGCCCTGCCATGCCTGGTAAGGTAAGCCGCCTTTGATCGCTACAATGGTGTTGGAGCTGTCTGAAGTCCAGGAAGGGTTTGGTGTAGCGGTAGTGGCTTCACGGTATTGAACATAGAACTCACCCGCGTGGTCAAATGCCTGCTCTATGATCTGAGAGGATATGCCGGGTAGTTTGTAATTCGTGAGGGAATCCAGCGTTTTCGATACATCCACGGATACCAGCCCCGCGCTATCCGGGATCAGGGATATCTCAAAGATCTGCACAAAGCTGGCGGTGCCAAACTTCCGGTGCAGCAGCCTCACATCTATCCTGAGACCAGCGGTATCCAGTGCCGTGTCTGTCTGAAGCCGGTATACTATCGGGTTGCGGGAAAAACACACCTCATAAGGTCGCTCTGTCAACAGTACTGCCATCTCTTATTCCTCCCAAGCGTTTGCGTTATAATTCGGTTTGTCTGTCAAAAATCTCCAGGTATAGGCCCAGCCAATGGCGCTGTTATCCGTGATGCCTACCGGGTCAATTGTTCCACTTTGTAATCTATTTACAAAGTAGCATCCCTCATCCAGTTGCGCCTCTATCCGTGCCGCGAAATCATACAGGATCTCTTGGGTAAGTTTAGAAGCCGCGTCCACATCAGCGTTGGTACGCATGGCGGGAAGCTCATACAGGAAAGCCATCTGCACCGCCCATACCAGTGCACTCTCATTGAACTCACTGGCGGAGACATCCATCATTCTCAGATAGGTCTTTTTTCGGTTGGTCACCGTAGTGGTTTCACCGTCAATCCCAAGTTGAATGAATGACACTCCCCCGTTGCCATGCAGCAGCTTTTTATGCTTGATGCACAGGTCTTTGATGTAGTTCTCTATGTCCTCAAAATATGTCATCGCTCCACAGTTACTTTGTTTCTCTCCATTTCGATGCGCTCTGCCTCTGCCACGGTTTCATTCAGTTCCATCAGCACCGTGTCCACGTATTGTTCAGGTACTTTATCCAGGTCTCCCATGTGGCCACTGCGTGCAATGGAGCGCATCACAGACCATAACCCATATAAACTCTCTTCTCCACCGTTGTTATCAAATACCTTGGGGTTGCTTCTGATCTTTTCATCCCGCGCCCCGTTGTAAAAATGCAGGATGGCCTGCTTAACGTGCATGGGCCATCTTCCTACCTTCCTCTCATAGTAGCCAATGGTATTGGCGTTGAAGGGTATGCGGAGATCACCGTCTACATTCTTTTTGCGGTCATACTTCCACCGGCTTTTCTTGGGCCGATACAGCGTGGCCACCAGTTTATTTAAGTATTCAGGCTCTTTGGTTTTGTTGTACGCGCCAAGGAAGAATTCAGCATAGCAGAACTCTCCCATTTTTACGTTGGAAAGATGGTCAGCAGGCCCGGCATATCCCCGGTATTCCGGGAGTAAGTTCTTTGAAAGCGTATTGGCTTCAAACAGAAAACCCGTGGCATCTTCAGCAGCGTTCATCAGGTTGGGTGTACGCATCTGAAAGAACCTCCACCAGGGGATTCCTAACAGCGCCCTGAACAGCATCAGCAGCCCGCGCTCGTTCCCATACTCAGAATAAAACACCTTCATCAGCTTCAGGTAATTCCTGGGCCTGATCTCGTTCCATTCATCGGGAACAGCATAGACCTGTTTTTGAAAACCCGCCTCTCTCATCTGATGAAGGTGAAAAATCCACGGTCTTTATTGTGATCCACCTGCTCCACATCGGGAGAGGTGTAGTATTCGCTGGTATAGTAGTTGGCAAAAACGGTGGGGCTGGCATTGGCATCCAGTACCTTTTTAGCCTGCTTCAGCCAGTTCTGCCCATCCCTTTGAAGCGCATCCATGGTAAAGCGCATCATGTCAGCGGAAGGCTGTGCCTGGTCAGACCCGCCCCGATCAGCGTAGCGGTCATAGATGGATGGCCCTTGCTCCGTGATCTTCACCGCGTTTTTTTCAAACGCATGGAAGAGCGTGAATTGGGCAATGGCTCTTTTCAGATGACGTATGACGTTTGTTTCTAATGGGGTTGGCGGTACCAGTGCTTTCAGTTCAGCAAAATAGCTTTCCCCAATCAGCGGCACTACATACTGCAGCTCCACATCGCCCATGATGTTCAGCAGGGCAAAATAGGTTCTGTTCTTCTGGCTGATCCGGTACACATCATCAAAGTCTTTTGCTGACTTGATCAGGTACTGGTTGCGCTTTGTGTATGCCTCAGATCCGGTATAGGTAGGGAAAGATGCTTTGTTATCTTCCAGCCAATCCAGTAGCTCTTCCATACCCTGGTGTGCCTTTAGTGCCAGCGTGGTTTTTACACTATCGTACTCCCACCGGTAGGCAGAAGGGATGTTGTCGGAAGATGTTCGCCTTACCCCAGCATCAGTGATCATGGCATGGTGCATATCCAGATCATCATAGTAGGCAAATGCGGCTAATGGCTTTTGGATTTTTAAAAGCAAGTTGCTCTGAGTGCCTGTCATCGTATTGCCCTCATATGCCGCCAGCAGCTCATTGTACAGCTCTTTGCCGATGCGCGGGATGATATGGTTATACTCTGCTGCTGCAATATCAGGGAGCGAACTTTCTGAGTCCACACTCGCTATCCTCAAAACTGCTTTCACCTGCTGTATGGATGTGATCAGTGGCATATTAACCTCCGGTTGTTACTTCTTTAGTAGATTTTCCTGTGTCAAGGGTAGTGAGAACAAGTCCCGGAAACCTCCAAACGATGTCAGCAGGCCACCCATTGACCTTTTTGACAATGTTGAGGATCCGGGAAAGTTGTTGCCTTTCAAATTCCTGGATCATGACCTGCACAAGGGCAGCTTCACGGATGTTTGAACCAGATCCTGCGCCGCCGCTATAAGGGCCGCCTGGCGTGTCGGCTCCCATCAATGCCGGGTTCATCATTAAGGCAAAGAGGATCTCACTATTGGCGGCAGCGCTGTCTGGTAAAAGTTCTCCCTGTACGGTTGAATCTTCAATGGGCTTGATCTCTATATCGGAAGCGGTTTTGCCCGTGATAGGGTCAAAACTGCCGGATACGAATATGGACTTATAGGCATTGTCATTCCCCACCAGGTACTTGTCAATGGCATCATAGACCTCTGCACGTTTCGTTTCTTTCGTTTGCAGGTCGTACCCGTTCCATTCATCCCCGAACACCCTTGACCAGTAGCTGTCATAGATGGTGACGATGTACTTGATGCGGATGTTATTCTTGAACATAGTGGCCTTCATCGTAGGCACGTTCTTGGCGATGTCCACCCATTTCTTGGCGGCATACCATGTTGGCATGGAGTAGTAGTGACGGTTCCATCCGGGTACTCTACCCGTGATGGCAAACTCTTTGGCCCGGCGCTGGTCAGCGCTCATGCTGGTGAGGTAAGAGGCTGTGCCGATCTCAGGCAGCAAGTCTGTTTTGATCAGTGATCCGTCTGACTCTTTCGGAAGTTTGCTCCAATCAGCACAGAGGTATGTTTTGTAGATGCGGCCTTTTTCGTCTTTCTTCTGGTAGCGCATTTCGGTGACATCATCGCGGATCATCAGCCCTATCTTATCACCTTTGTTGTTGAACTTCAGGCGCACATGGTAGTTGGCAAATCCTATGATGTCTTTAAGCAGTCCAAAGGATTGCAGGAAGAGATTTGATTCTTCCAGCCATTCCTCTATCTCAGGGTTGTTGATGGGTTCCAGTACCTCTTCGCCATTGGGCTTTACCTCTATCAACCGGAAAGGCTTCACGCCTCTTCCCAATCCGAAACGGGCCTTGCCATCAATGGCTGCCATCAATACCCCACAGGATTCGATATCATCGGTCATTTCTTTGGGCAGCAGGTTGTTCTGTCCCCACCTTGCCCATGGATCTTGGTTTTCAAAAAGCTCTATTTCTTTCGGCTCTTTGGGAGCTGCCTGGTTGGGATCGCCCGACATGGCCACAAATGCCACTCCGCGATTAGAAAAGCCGATGCCGTTATGCATGATCATACTACACGTTTTCCGTTGAACTCTGTTATCAATCTCACATGAACCTTCCTGATGTCTCTGGTGGCCGGGTTCATAATGTTTTTCGTTTTATGCTGCTGGTGGTTGGGGTTCTTTGATGCCTCAAACATTTTGTTCCTTCTGAGGATCGGTTCAGGAACGGTGGCCAGATCGCATTTTACCCAGTTGGTTACTTTTTTGATCTGGCCGCCAGTGCCTTTGTTGCGGTCAGCGGTCACGTAGGTGAGGCTGAACGGCTCCCCGGTGTCGATTAGTTGTATCGCTTCATATAGTTCAATTACGTTGTTCACTGAGGTAAATTTCACATAGTGAAATGTCTGTTGAAAGGACAAAAAAACCGCCCGAAGGCGGCGCTCTGCTGGGGGCTATGATAGATGAACTGGCAAAGCGACAAGTAGATCTCTGAGAATACGGCGCGTTCTCTCCTTTAGTGCAAGATCAAATGACTTATCCTGTAGAATCAGTATCAAAAATTGTCGGTGAAGAGCTGAATTTGCAATCTCAACTTCACGCTTTTCACGCAATGGGAAAAGAACACTGGGAAGATTAATTTTCATTGGTCAAACCATATGTGAAGCCATAAAAGTAGGCTGACTATCATAAGGGCTAATGGCTTGGTCATGTGGAACTACTTTAACTCCACACCCATTTTCTTTGCTTATTTTCTCAATCAACTCCCTGAGAGCTTTTTTATTCTCTTCAAAGCTATCATCATTGGTTGGCTCTGTGATAAAAATGTAATGTCCATATGGCATGATAATATATTTTCAAGCGTCCCTGCTAATTTACTGCTCCGATTTGGGGATAAAAGAATGAAATATCCCCAAATCGGAGCAAGTTTGAAGCGAACCGGCCACCTGTCAGTCAAAGGTAGTAGCAAATATTAGCTAACCATCGACTGCGCCCGGATATTATCAATGAGATCCGCTTTCTCTTCATACTCCCCATAGATCACGTTGGAGCGCAGCGGTTTGCTCAAGATCACGTTCAGGTTGTTGATCGCTGTCAGCAGCTCACTGTTATCTCCCCCACCAGCGGATGGAATAAAGCCACCGGTTTCATAGACCGTCTTAAAGGAATTATTGAGCCTCGGTATGTTCATGCTGAGTCCACTGCCCTGAGAGATCAGCGAATCAATTAGAGGCTTATTACGGGCATATACTTTTTTACTGATGATTGGCTCACCTCCTTCCACTTCGCCTACGGTTGCCCCGGTTCTGTTATCCACGAGGGCAATTCCACCCTGTTTATGAGATGAACCCTGTGGCACGAATCCACCTTTTTCAAACTCTGGAGGTTTCTGTGTACGGATGGCGATCACGTTGGCTGCGGTTAGGGCGAGAGTCAGGGCATTGGCAGCAATACCCAAAAAGTTTGGTGGTATGGGTGCGCCAAATTTTGCCAGCGTGGTGAGCTGTGCATTGGCTCCGTTGATCAGTGCCTGTGCCGTGGCTGTGTTCTTATCACGCTCAAACTGTTTTTTCCTCAGTTCTTTCTCACGGGCTTCCTGCTGCTTTTCAATCTGTGCCACCCGGCGATCATATTCCTTCTGGCTGATCAGCTTGGACTCATAGAGTTTCCGGGCTGACTCTTTGCGCTTATCGTTATTGGCAACCTCTTTTTGAAAGGCAGCCTCTTCTGCATTGCTGCGGATCTCACCGATGTTGGCAAATAATCCCGTGAGTTCTGAAGCAATCTGGAAAGCCTGGTCAATTTCCTCTGCATTCTTTTCGATCCAATCTTTTACCGGGTCAACTTCACCGCTGTTCAGTACTTCATTGACTCCTTCCTGGATCTTTTCACCGATCTTTTTGCCAAGCTCTTTGGCTCCCAGCTCTGCATCTTTATCGAACCGCTGCTCAACCGGAATGTCTATCGGGGTTTGCCCCAGTGGACTATCACCCAATCCGAATTTCTTCTGCAGGGCTTCACGCTGCTGGTTCAGCACACGCTCGATCAGTGCCAGGGCTTTCTGTGCTTCCTCCGGTGAGATGATGTTGGCCCTGAGTGCTTCGTTTACGGTTTTGATATCTTCAGCAGCTGCTTCATTGATCTTCCTGAAGGCAGCGAGAATGGGTGCAGTTGCTTCCTCTGTACGATTGGCGAACTCTTCATATTTTTTAGTCAGTTCATCCAGCTGTTTTTTCGGATCATCTTTCTTATCTGCTTTTGGTGTACCGCTTTGGTTTGCTGTGCGGGTACCCGTACCAATTACCGATACATCTGGGATCTTCTTATATAGCTCGACAAACTTATTGAACAGCGCTACCTCTTCATCAAATTCCTTTTTCCTATCAATCTTCTGCTGACCCCGTGCCTGTTTAACTTCTTCTCCCAGCGTTCTGATCCTTAACTGCTGAGCTTTAATAGCGGTTTCCTGTTCCTGCTTATTCTTTTGCTGAAAATCATCTACCAGGCTTTCAAGGAATTCCTGGCGCGTGCGGATATTGGCACCCAGCTGTGTCTCACCGCCAAAGATGGTTCCATCCCTGAACAGGTCTCCTATTGCTTTTGTCAACTGGGAAACTCCCTGGTAATATTTCTGAAGGAACGGCAACAGGTTAGTGCCGATCTCTTCCTGCAGGTTCTTAATTTCCTGCTGTGTTCTCCTAATCTGCCCGGCTGTGGTTTCGCCAAACTCTTTGGCGGCACCCGCTACCTTGGGGCGTAGCTGATCCATGATCACGCCAAAGGCTTCTGTTACATCCTTGGCATCCTTGATATCAATGCCGTATGTTTTGAGCGCCTTGCCATTTCCTTCCAGTGCTTTCACTACAACGTTGGAGGCTTCTGATAAGTCTATCCGTTGCTTGGCGGCAAAGTCAATGATCACGGGGATCAGATCATTGATCTGTTGCTCTGTGAGCTTGCCGTAATCTATCAGCTTTTCAAATACGCCTACTATGTCATCGTTATCCAGGAATCCCAGCTCTGTTGCCAGATCATTTGCGGTCTGAGTAAGCCTTTCAAATACATCAAGCCGCCCAAGGTTTTCCAGCTGTGCCTTAAACCTCGCCGTGGCTTCCTCTGCTGCCAGTGCTTCTTCCACGGCCCCTGAAAAAAATGCCTGTAATCCTGAGCTAAGACCCTGCACCACACCCAGCAATCCACCACCAATGAATGCCCCGCCAGCAAAGTTTGCCAGCTGCTTCAGACCGCTCCCCTGTGCTACATTCTTCAGCGAATTATCCACCCCATTTACCGCATTCTTCACCTGGATCAGCGTGGCTTCTGCTTTCTTCAGCTCCTGCAGTTTTCTCCCGGCAGCTTCACTGTCAGCTGGAAGATTACGCAGCTCACGGCGAAGCCTACCCACTGCCGCCTCTGCCTGCCTCACCGATGGCAGCACCTTACCATCCAGCACATCTTTGACCCCTTTGATCTTTGTCTGGGTCTCAGCCAGCAAGTTCATCTCTTTGGTAAGATCCTTGCCAGCTTTCTTGCCTTTCTCAATAGCAGCAACCAGTTCATTTTCTTTCTTGGTCAGCCTTTCCAGCGCCACGGCACCGGCTGTTTCGTCAATGTAAATATTGACCCGCCGATTCACTACTACATCTGCCATCTTATCTGATTAAAATGTTATTGACTATTCCCGATCCTATTTCTTCTGCAACAATATCTGCCAACTGATCTATGTTGGCTTCAATCACGGGGTTGAACCATGGCTTGGCTTTGCGTTTGGTGTTGCCTACCTGTGAGATCTTTGTGCCGCGCCCTACCCCTTTATGCACGAAGATCATGTGCCGGGGCATGATATAGCTCACCCGTTCAATCAATCCTGCTTTTTTTGGTGTGCGTGTCACCAGGGATTTCTCCGCTGCCTTTGGAGATCTTGAATTGGCAGCGTGCCTGATGCCCTGTGCGTTGATCTCTGACTTCAGTTTGGTGAGGGTGTCTTTTGACCATCCCACTATCCTTGCATTTGCCACATCATAGTTCACCATGATAGCAATTTGGTACAGGAAATTCTGGAATGAAAGGACATGAAAAAAGCCCGAGGGATAGGCTTTTTAGTTGAGCTGATCGATCAGCGAATAGAGCTGAAAAATAATGCCTGGATCTTCTAACGTGCCCTCATTCTCTGAAAGGGCAAATACCAGGGCTGTTTTAATCGATTGAGCATTCTCGCGGATCAATTCCAATAACAACTGATCCTCTAATTCCTGGGCCATCGGATTGGGTTTAGGTTAACAAAAAAGGTTATTGGCCCAGGCTTACAAAGATGCTTCAATCAAAGCCCTGGGCGGGTAGGAAAAAACATTGAGAAAATGGTGAAAACACCATGGAAATATCAAACCCCACGTTGGGCGCGGGGTTTGAAGCTAAAAATCAGTCCTGGCTTTTGACCTTTATACGGTTATATCCCTCTTTGATCAGCTGCTCAGCTACTTCCGGGGTGATATCAGAGAACATTCCAATCTCACCGCGCTTTGGCCAGTTGGCCTGGGGTACGCGGATCTTAAAATCACGGGGAGTATCAACGGCTTCATAGTTGGCCGCTACATCCGGATGCTTGAATTCAAAATCTTGCATATGGTTGGTTTTGAAAAAACCGGGGATCACTCCCCGGTCTTAGTTATGGTTAAAACAGGCTACAACTGCTAAGCCTTAACGGTGACCGTACCGGAATACCAGTACTTGTCATTAGACTGGATGGTGATCTCGTACTCACGCACTCCGCCGTCATTGCGTGAACCACTTTTGGAAGTGTACGCGCTGATCTCTGCTGGGTTGCAAGATGATCCCAGCTGGATGTACTCGTTGACGCCACACTCTGGTGAGTTGAACAGCCAGATACCTTCCAGGTTCATGGCCTCTTCCAGCCACTCCTCGATCACTGCTGACTGACCTTTCACCGTGATGATGTACTGGTACACAGGAACGAGCCCGCCCTTTTCGCCAACTGCGTTGGAGCCTTCTTCCCTTACCCTTCCGGATTTGGATTTCAGCTGGGCAAACCCTTTCAACGCGGCAAAGGTGTGTGCCGTAGTGATCTTTTTGGAGTCACCAGCTGCCGCCCATGCTGCCGGGGTAGCAATGGTTGTGAACTCATAGATGGGGGCGAACAGCGCTATGTCTGAGTGCCCTGGCATCACATCCGCTTCCGATGCAATTGCGGGGGTAATGTTTGAAAAATTAAATGCCACTGTATTAAGTTTTTATGGGTTAAGATTCTGCGATGCAGCCAGACTTCACCTCCACCAGGTACTCATTGATGGTTTGACCACCCAGTTCAGGATATTTGGTATCATCACTGCAGGCTTCAAGCGCCGTGCGGAGACCTACACCAGGTATGATGAACTTAGGCAGCACATACTTATACTGGACTTTACCCAGCTTGAATGTGTGACCTGCTTTAGGATCTATCTGTTGGGCTGCTTCAGCAGCATCATTTGTTTTTGCTTTCGCCATGATCTTTTATTAAAGGGGAGGTTGCCCTCCCCCCTATATGTTAAGATTACGCCTGATCGTTTACTACGATGGCATCCAGATCCTGGATCTGAGTAC